AACCTGGCTCCATAGGTCTTGTAAACCTTGCGGCGACGGCGTCCCAGTCAATATCAACCTCCGCTTGAAAGACTTCAAGTGCTTCTTCAGCGCCTTGAACCTTTTCGTGCTCGGATCCTTGAACCGGCTGCTCTCGTCTATCACTAGATTGTCGAACTTTTTCCCCTGCTCTAACAGCCACACTAAATTCTCGAGATTGACTACATAGATGTTCGATGAACTTTCTAATGCTGTCTGCCTTTGCTTGGGTGTCCCCATTACTTTCGCTACCTTTAGATGACATAAATGCTCCCATTTTTTAGTTTCTTGTTCCCATACCGATTCCGCTACCCGTTTTGGCGCCACAATAAGGGTTGTGCCTTCAAATTGTTCGGCAATAATTGTTAAAGTTGTTACACTCTTGCCTAGTCCCATGTCCAAAAATAATGCTAAGTTAGGCGTTGTCTTGGCTTTATTTATTATATCAAGCTGGTATTTGTGTAATTGGTTACGTTTTAACATATTTTCTTTTTTCATGTATCCAATCAGCGACAGCGTACAATTCTTTTTCTGTTGCATCTTGTTTAATTGAATTCGCCCACATAGAAATAAAAGCCACATTGCCTTTTATATAACCTAACTCTGGAATAATTCTATCTAATGATGGTCGTTCGTTACCCTGCCCCTTTTTATCTCTGCCCCAATCAAATGTTGTTTTAAAAATGGGACATTCATTTGTAGAAATACTTTCTAAATATTTTAAATCTAAATTAAAGGGTAAATTTTTTTCTTTGGCTCTATGTTTGCTATCAGAAAGATAGCTAGATAAATGCCCACGTTTAGTTTTACTATATTCTGTTTTGTATTTTGCCGAACAAGATTTACATTTACCCTGATATCCAGATTTGCTATTATTTTTTTTAAAAAATTCAGACACAGGTTTTGTGGTATTGCAAACTTTGCATTGTTTCATTGTGATACTCCATTAAAGTAATTGATAGTAGAGGTGCTAGTTATGTTAATGGCATAACGGGACTGGCCGGTCTTTTCGCTTACCTCTATATCTATTAATGCAATGTTATTCATTAATTCGCCCTATAAAATCATTTACGTCTTCTTTGCTGCGAATGATTAACACCGGAAACCCGTGAGCCTCCAGTTCTTTAAATACCAGCTCCTGCCTAGAAGATATTTGTCCGGTTTGTGTTTTCAGTTCCACTAACCACAGCCGGCCCCTGTATATAACTATCCGGTCTGGGACCCCCGTTATCGTTGAGATCCACTTGTAGCTTAGTCCGCCCAGTGCCTTTACCTTTTTGCTTAGGTGCTGCTCGATTTCCTTTTCCAGCATGCTTTTCTTTCTCTGTAATGACGGCCTGCGTTAGCTGCATGACAATGTGCTCCGTCAAGTAGGCGCGCGACTCCTCGCCGATGTCCTCAACCTCTTCGCCGATATGCTCAAATATCCTGCAGACACAGTGCGTGGCCTCGTGCGCAATCACGCCGGCTAGATAGGCTGGGTTCTCGTCGCACTCTGCCAAGTCAAACACCAAGATGATGATGCCCTCACGACCGTCTGACAGGTAGTGTGTCTCCGCTATGCCGGCGTCCAGTGCGGTTGTCTTGGCCTTGATGTCGTGGTCTTGCAGTATCTTTTGAAACTCCAACTGATCAAAGCAAAGCTTAATCTGCACCTTGAAGTGGCCGGCGTCGACGTGGTAGTAGTTAAACTTTTTTGGCATTCTTTAACTCCTTCTGTAGTTTCTTTACCATGGCGTCCAGTCGCTTGTTTTCCTTCTCCAAGTCGAGCACCAACTCGGTCAGTTCTTTAACAACCCCTTGGCACTCCTCAAAGCCAACAGCGAACATCTGCTCGTCGGTTCTTACCTGCATGTCGACCGTATGCTGTTTCTTCCATCTACTGTATGCTTCCTGCGCTTCTTTATTCATCAAAATATCTCCGTGTCAAAACTGCTTCCAATTGTCTCAATGTACTTCTGTGCCTTGCTGTTCAAGCGCACGCCCCTGTAAATGTGCTTCCTGTCGCCGGCCTCGCGTATCAGGTCGGTCGTAACCCTGTGCTCCTGCGTGGACGCCAAGAACCTACGCTTAAACGCCATCTCAGTCCCCACCGGCATCTTCTTCTTAATCGCCCAATGGTTGTAGCAGTTAAACACGTCGTCCTTGGTGACAAACGCCGCCGGATCAAACTCTAAGGCGTCCTCTGCGAACGTGCTCATCGGGTTGCCAATCTCTTGCATCAGGTCTAAGTACTCCTGCCCGCTCTTTGGCTGTAAGAAGTAGCCACCGCGCGCCAGTCGTCTTGAAAGCCCCTCCATCGCCCAGTTAAAGATGCCACTAAGCTCGGCCTCGAGCCTTGTTGACAGCGTAGAGTCTTCCTTGTTGTAGAAGTCGTTCACCATCTTTAAGACAATCATACGACCGGTGAGCGCGTTGGAGTTCTCCGTCAGCTGTAATGCCTCGTTGGAGTAGATTACAATTCGCGTTGGCAGGTAACCGTTCCATGCTTCCTTGTTCTTTCGATTGACTGTAACAGTGTCGCCGCCACTAATTCTAAGGAGTTGAGAGACAACAGCACTACGGTTACGCTCAGGGGCACGGGCGTCGGTGAAAGAAGCGAGTAGCTTACCCAACCAAGGTTGAAGACCGAAAGTATCACAGAGTTCCTCCATTTGTGGCGCGACCGTGTTGTGCTGACCTAGCAGGCTCACGAGCACCTTGTTAATCGTTCCCTTGCCCGAACGACGTGGGCCAATCAGGTTAAAAAACTTCTGCTGGGTTGTGTCACCGCTCAGGATGTACCCAAACATTTCCTGCAGGCAGTCGATCGACTCTTGGTCGTGGCCCCACAGGTCGTCTAAAAACTTCATCCACGACGGGCACAGCGCCCTTGGGTTGTACTCAAACGGCAGGGCGTTCTGCGTAAAGAACCCCAACGAGTGCGGCAGTACCGCCGAGTCCTTCAGGTGAAACAGGCCATTCTTTAAACTGACCAGCTGCGACGCCTCGGGGCGGTTAACCTCGTAGCCCGACAACCAAATCGGCGGCTTTGTGTTCGGGTGGTTGGCCAAGTGCGTGATGGCCTTCACCGCGTCCATTGCGGCCGACACGCTAGACGGGGTTGGGTTGAACGGCATCAGCTCGCCCTTCTTGCCTGACTTCTTGCACTTGTCCAAGAAGGCGTACAGCTTCGATCGGACCGTTGACTCCTCGATCAACTCATAGTGCGTCGACACGTACACAAAAAACTCGTCGGCGTAGTGCACGAGCCGGTAGCCCTCCTCGCACGAGAACATGTTGTCTAAGAAGTTCTTGGCGTGGTTCAGCGGGCTGGCGTTGTCCAGTATAACCTCGCCCCTAGCCATGGCCTCCTTGCGCGCCTCCTGATTAACCTTGAACAGCAACGAGCGTAGCGTTGAGCCCTGACCCCTAAACGTGGACCACTTCCCCTCGCAACTCATGGGGCCTGACTCCACGTAGTTCGCCACGTCACCGTTGCCAAAGCTCCAATTCTCCCATAACTCTAAGGCCTCAAGGTCGCCTGAGAACTGGTGGTGTAGCGCGAAGCCTACCTGCAACCAGTCCGTGTACCCACAGTTCGGGTCTAATTGGGCCAGTATTTCAGTCTCCACCCTGTGCAGGTCGTAGCCCTCCAGTGGTGGCACGTAGTCTGCAAACGCGTCGCCAGTCCGGTGGATGATACGCTCCGGCACGAAGGACGTGATGTCCTGCTCGTCGGCCGGTATCTCGCCTGACAGGTGGTGGCCCGTCACCGTGAAGTAGCGCCCGCGGTTGTACACCTCCAGTCCTAAGGCGTGGTCGACGTGCGCCGCGCCTAGGTTGGCCCGCGTAAATATCTTAACGCCAGTCCCCGACGGGCTAATCTCCATGTAGCCGACGACCTTGTCGGCAATTTGTTGCAGTGCAGCATTTGTGAAACGCTCAGACTGGTGGTCAAAGCAGTCGTCCAAGTCCACACCGGCTAGGTTGTCGTCGTCCGTGAACACAAAGCCCACGCCGTCAAACTTGCCTGAGTTATACGCCTCTTGGACCGACAGAAAGTCCACCCACGTGCTCGGGTCGTTGGCCTTAGCCTGCTCGCCGGTGGGCCTGACTGGTATCTTGCTCCATCGCTTGTTGTCCGAGGCGCCAACCTCCATAAAACGCCACATCACCCAACGGGGTATCTTCTTGAGCTCGTAGGGTATGTTTTGAAACAGTACTGGTAGTGCTACTGGCCTATCTGACATTCTTATCCTTTCAGTTGCCTATATTAATGCAAAAAATGTGTGACGCGACTAACATTTATGTTGATATTTGTCCAAAATGTTAGCCATGTCGCACACTTCTAACGACCCGCCCTGTTCTTTGAGTTGCTTCTCAAAGTCCAAGAAAACCTGCGCGGTGTAGGCGCTCATGCCCTGTGACTTTTTGTGGCACATGTACACGCTGCCTGACTGGTTATGAACCTCGTAGTAGGTGTCCTTCTCAACCACCTCGACGATGCCCGAGCTCAGACGCCAGTTGTCCGATCCCAAGAAGCCACCGTACCAACTGCCCATCACCTTGTCGACGTCCAGTTCGTCTATTTTTAAGTTAACAACCTGCCACCTATCTGGTATATATTCTGCCATAATTCCTCCTATTTTAATTTTATCAACGACCTTCCAGTCACTCCAGTATTTTTTTATCATTTCAATATAATACACAAAAACGTACAATTTTTTATTTTGTTCACGTAACGTGAACAACTTTTTTTTCCGTACAACACACAAAATCGTACAATTACTTGGAAACTCAAACTTTTTCTTACACTTACACACTTTTTCGTACAAATCTACACTTTCCCTACCTTTTTTTAGGGTTTGTGTACACTTTTATGCACGTTCACTTACTTTCTTTAGTATTGCTCTTGCAAACTTATGTAAATCAGCATCTGCTTGATATGCTGCAAAACTTCCACCTTTTAGGTTTACATAAATACCTTCTTCAATAAGCACTTCCATGATTTCCTCATCTGTTAGTTCACGCATTGGGTGGGTGTAAAGAGGAGTTTTAAAAGTATCTGTTTTATATGGAGAAATTTCAATCCAAAAAGCATCCTCAAATTCAATTAATTCAAATGTATCTATCCACCCTATTGGCTTACTCATTCCTTCACCCCCGACAGTTCTTTCATACGCATTAACAACTTAGCCAATGGTTCAATCATCATGGCACGAGTACAACTTACATGGATAGGGTTAAACACTCGACCACTATCCGATTCCTCTTCGTAGTTTAAGTAGTCCTCAAAGAATGACTTGACTAGGGTTTGTAGTTCGTCATGTTGCTTTTTATACTCAATGCCTTTCCAGTAACCTGTTGCATATATAGCAGAGTCTCGGTCTTCAATCTCTTGACCAATATCAGATAGCCTTTGTAGTGCTAGTTCTTTCTTTACTTCATCCAACATATCTTCCGTAACCGTGCAAGTCCACACATGGTCGGTCTTGTAGAACCGTAATACAAACTTACCAATGGCAAATTCTTTAAATGCAGTCATTTCTCATCCCCCACAACAAAGTCCAAGTGTCCTTCAAACACAAACCCACAGCCACGCAAGAAGTCTTCAAAGTTAGCCACAATTTCATCTAGCCTGACTGCCTTAAATTCCATACCCACGTTGACTTGGTTCTCTTCATAAACCGTGCCATCACCTTCTTTTGCAAATGTAAATATCATTTATCATTTCCTTTTTTAAATTCAGTTCTATATGTTACTTCTGTCGCTGACTGCCTGTGTATCTGCATACCTAAATGATTTGCTATTCTACGCACAACAGTTTCAAGTGGTGCCGCTGGTCTTTCGCCCATATAAAACCAATAATCATCTGTCTGATAATCTAAACGGTTTGCTAAAAAATCTATTCTCATTTTTAGTTCATGCAACTCTTCTCTACAATTACATCCAAATATTTTTTTCATTTCTTCCTCGCTTTCTTTAATGATTTAATTTTTACTTCCAACCTTTTAACAATTTTTCTATACCCTTCGCATTGAGCTTTTAGGTCATAGTTTTGGTCTAAAATTTTTTTGTTAACATTTATTAATGCTTGCTCTTTAGTTATCATTTCTTCCTCGCTTCCTTTTGTTCTGCTAAGTAATCAGCTTTCCATTTACGATAACCTTCTTGGCATTTTTCACAATCACATTGGAACGTAACCATATCAGGGTCAACAAGCATACCCTCGCCTTTAAGTGGTGCTAAACCAAATGGATTTTCTAAACTCATAAGTTCTTTTTGTTTCATTTCTTCCTCGCTATTCTGCAATCTTGTTTTTCTTTCGGTGTGAAGTCAGGGCTAATCTCAGCCAACTCACAGTTCTTTAACTTCCATACGGTCTGCTTCTCGGGCAGTGCGGTGATGAACATCACAAAGCCACAGATAAATGCTGCCATAAAAATTGCGATCGTTTTCAAAATGGTGCCTCCTCGAAGGTTGTCAAATCGACGACTTTACGTTCCATCCTAACAAAACGCACCGTCCAGTCCGTATGGGTGTCCAGTATAGCACGCGCCTCTTCCTTACGTGCCACCCACCGCATGTAGTTGTTGTCCTCGTCGTATAGTTTATACATTGGGTTCCTTGTAGGGTTTAATTGCAAAATCGATTTGGAGGCCAATAGCGGGGCCTAGGAGCGGTTTTAATGAGAAGTTAAGGGGTAGGTAGCCAGTGGGTACCTTAACGCCTCCTAGGGGCTCTTTCTTTGGCTTCTCGTGCCAGTCTTCTATGTCGTGCTCGTTTACCATGTCAATTTTTCTAAGTGCTTGATAGTTAATAATAAAGTTTTTTATTTGTACCACTAGTACCACTTGTACCACTTAGTTTGACTATTACCCCCATATATTTATTTTATTTTTTTAAAAAGAATAAAAAGAATAAAAGAGTAGTACTAGTGGTACTAGTGGTACAAATTTGCCCCTTTATACTACTTTTAGTTATATCAATCGGCAACTATATAACCGTATCGTCTAACAACCTCCTTGGACCACCTGCGGAAGTTGGCTCGATTTTCTTGGGACTGCGAGTCGTTCTCGTCCCAAATTATGTCAAAGACGAACTCACCCTCCGAGTCGACGACCTCGATACGTGTCAGGTTCCCGTCCTTGTCGTGGATGTCGTACAGATTTGCAACACCCATGCTGTCTTTCTTAGCGTCCATTACCCCTCCTTTAGTTTGCTGTATGTGTCCTGCGCCCTGCTCACCTTGTCTTCCCAACTGTCCGCCAGTCCGTAGTCGCCCCTGCTTGCCCTCATGCGCTCGGCGTCCCTGAACTTGGGCTCGATGTCTAGCCACGCCATGAAGGCGTCCATGTACTCCTGATAGGCCTCGTTGGCGACGTAGAACGGGTGGTTAAACCCCTCGATGTCGACCGACGACTCTATGGGTGACGGCTTGACCCACTTCGATCCCTTGCGCACCTTGTCACGTGCCCTGATGAATCGGTCGTAGGCCTTTCTTTGTTCTTGGGTCAACTCCAGTGTGTTACTCATCGTTTGTTTCCTCGTGCCTGTCATTTAAAAATGCTTCTAGTGAGATGGGCTCACGCATAACGTACCCCCTCAACTGGCTAATGCGCTTGGTTGATACGTCCATAGCGTCTGCCAGTTCTTTAATCTTTGGCTCCCGTCCAAGGGACTGCCTTAACTGTCGCTCGATGTAGTTCATCTTCTTAACCGCCTCGACGATGTTAATCGGTAGCCTAATGGTGCGCTCCGTGTTGTCCAACTCTCGTGTCACGAACCGCAAAATATAATTGCCGGCGTAACTGGCAAACCGTGCGCCCTTCGTTGGCGTCCAACGCCTTGCTGCGAGCACCAGTGCGACGTTGCCCATCTGCACCAAGTCCTCGGGGGGTATGATGCTGTGTTGCCACGCCGTTGTCTTCCTAAGCATGAAGACAACCAACCGTAAGTTATGGCGTATCAGCGTGTTTAATGCGTCCGTGTCACCCTTGCCTATCTGCTCAGACAGTTTGTACTCCTGCTCCTTGGTAAGCCCGCCGATGTCCTCAGCGAGCATCCCCTGTAAGTAAGTCGTCAGCAGGTCCTTGTCCTTCATTAAACTGCCTTTTGCATCTTAACAACGACGGCGTTAACGTGCTGAATCTTTGTTACTTGGCTGATAAAGTCCTCGTCAGCCAACTCACGTACCAACGTTGCGTCGATGTTAGCACGGTCGTATGACTGCACCTCTGCAATGTACTGCTCGCCGTCGTACGTCCCAACGCCACGAGCGATTAACTCTGCCTTGAGTTTACGTGCGGTAGCCTCTAACTCTTTGATTGCTTGGTTTACTGCGCCTAATTCGTCAATAATATTCACCATGGTAATTCTCCTATTTTATATAAATAAACAACTGCTAATGTACAACCGACTGCAATACTGAATATTGTAGCATACAAATAATCCATAAAGGTGGTCCTTTTAATAAAAATATTTCTCATATAAACGCATCCTGTTCAATTTTATGTGCAATTTTTTGCTTCAGCCACATGGCTCTGTCCCATTCGGAGTCGTCACGCCCCATCTGACGCTCCGTGTTCGACACCCTGTCAATGTACCAATACAGCGCACGTGACAGCAGTACCAAGTCGTTGTAGTCTAAGTCGTTCATGCTTCCCCCTGTGCTATTTTAACAATCCTCTCTAACTTCTCAAGGCGCTTTGATGCCATCTTAAACGCCTCCGACATGGCGTCGGCTATCTCACGCTCACTGTAGCCCCTGTTAACGCCACCACTGCCCCAATGCATGCTGATATCAGGCCTCTCCATCCATCCGTAGTTCAGGGTCACCTGACAGATGCCGTCCTTGCACCAGTGGGTTGGTGATGTGTAGGTGTATCTTACACGTCCCATGACCCTGCCCAACTCCGACTCTCTCAAGTCGTCCATTACCTCTTCCTTAATCATTGTAAACTCCTATCTCTCCTGCGTTAATCCACTCGGCATGAAGCCCATACTTCTTTAATATATCCGTAATCAACGGATTAATACCAAACTCCCAGTGGGCAATGTCAGGCCCCTCATAAAAACTAGCCCACATAATGTAGTCTTTGTACCCTTCGTAGGCTGACCTACTACCCAAACCCTCAGCACTAATCTGAAAATTCTCTAAGTCACTGCGCTCGTACACCGGCGCACCAATCTTCTTAAGTGCGTTAAATGCTAGTCTATGGTTTCGTTTCATAATTAAATTTCCTCCATTTTATAAACAGATGCGTCTGCTTGACCACCATTGCCGTACATGGCTTGTATATCTAAATCATTGAGCAATGTTTCAGCGTGTTGGTCGTTTACCGCCTCTATATCTTTAGTGATAATTGATTTTACTTCAATATAAATTCTATACTTTTTCATGGTTGTATTCCTTTCTTTGTTATTAAGATTCTATTGTATCGGGTCTGTGGCTCATAAAGTGAGCCTAGTCTCTGCCGTCCCAAAATATTTTTACGTACAACTCACGTGTTGGCTTGCGCACCGTATCAGCCTCAAACCGACCCGTGTTGTAGTACTTCTTAAAGTCTGCACAGGCCTTAAGGTCAAGCCCGCACCTGTGGACGTGCTCACAGCCCGTGCACGGCATTTTTTCATTCAATATCTTTTCAACGTGCCTATTTCGATTCATTGCTATTTTCATATTGTGCCCTCTGCGCCCTGTATGTACTCTTGTTTCTTAATGTCAAAAAAACTAAACGTCTCCCACGCCGTGCCGTCCTCAGTGGGGTCAATAACCATTTCATAGTCACGTGAACCAATCCAAAAATGGTGGTGGGTGCGCTCTCTATGGTCTGCGCCTGATTGCCACAGACGACCCCGTATAGAGCCCCTAGTGCCGTCGTTGATGATAATCCATTGGTCTGTATCAAGATTAAAAATTAATGTAATGGTGACCCTGTTAGTGAGTCTTACGTCGTGTATAGATGCCTTCATTTAATGTATCCGCTTTCAATTAAGTACTGGTTGATAACCTCGTCGATGTCCTCAGTCTCTGAGTTCACTACGCCCTGTGCAATGATGCCTTCAGCGATTTGACATATTAGGTGCCTTGCGCTCGCCCTTGGGTGACCTTGCAGCAAATGGTCCAACTGCCACCCCACCTCGATGGCTACCTCTTCGTCAATGTACGTGTTTTTCATTGTGCCACCTCGACGATTCTGTACTGCTCTATGTCGTACGGCTCCTCTAGGTCACCGTTTTGGAAGTCCACAAGGGTGCAGGCAATAAACTCTTCGAGTTCTTTCTCCGCCTCTTCCTTGGTGTCGTACGTTGTTGGGTTGCCCCGTTCGTCCGTCCATACGTTCTCCCACCCGTACAAAAACTCTGTCTGTACCTCAAATTTAGATGCCATATGCTTCTCCCTTGTGAATAATAAATGTTGGTTCTACTTCTTTGTACACCTCAATAAAGCCCTGTTCGTCGGACACGTACACGTCGTACCCAGCCTCAGCGACTTGAAATGCAACCGTGCCAAATGAATCGTACACTGCGTCCCACGTGCTAAAGTCCAAGCCCTCCCTGTCGATTTTAATGCTGAGTGTATCCTCCCACGAGTCTAAGATGTCGTTGGCTTGGTCCGACAACTGCTGAGGCGTTGCGTCCTCTGCGTCCATGTAGTGGCCGTCCTCCTCGTCGCCCTCCTCGTACTCAAACCAACTGTCAAAGTGCGTGTACTCGATTGGGTTTACTTCCGGCTGTATGTCTAGTAGTGCCATGTTAATTTCTCCTAATGTCGATGATTAAACCGCCTGTTACCTTGGCGTACTTCTTTGCGTGCTTTAAATTGTAAAACGGTATTGATACCTGTTCACCGCTCTTGTCAACGTATACAACTAAGTACTCATAGTCCATTGTGTATCCTTTCAGTTAATAGGGTTGTACTGCGATGCGATAATCCCAAACCGACAACTCTTCGGCGCTTATGCCGGCAAGGTAGGCTTGTGCCTGTGACTCGTTATAAAACCGTGCGACTATTGAACCGCCTAGCATGATGTAAAACATTATTGAATCTCCTCGTCACTTAATAGTTCAATCCCTAAGTCCTTACAAATAGACCTGAAAAGGTCGCCGTTTGCCTTTTTGATAGCAAGAGACTTGCGTCTTTGCTCTTCTTTTTGCTCGTCCGAAAGACGTGGCGTAGGCGCACGGTAATTCATTGGAACCGTCTCAAAACTGTAAGGCAAACTTACTGCCTCGTGGGCTTCAGCACTCATTACACGCTCATAACAAGCCTCGGCACGCTCGTGCTCTTCTTGTCTTGCTTTTGCTAGTGGGTCAAATCTTGTAATCATGGTGTATTTCCTTTGTTGTTTAGATGTATCTATTGTCGTGGGTTATTTCGGGTTTGTGAATTAGGGGAAACCCTTAGTTCTCAAAAATTAATTCAAACTGTTTATTGAACGGCTCTAGGTCTATCTGCACACTGTAGTCCGTGATGCCTGTATCCCTGTCGTACGGGTACACGTTGACGACAAACACGTCCTCGCCCTCGTTGTCGTGGATGTTGACTGAGTAATTATTGAGAAAGTACCAAACGTCCCCGTCCGCATACAGGTCGTGCTTGCAACGCTCTTTGATAATGTCTACGGCCTGTTGTAATCGTCTAGTATTCATATTAGTCCTCTAGTATTTGTACGATGTAGCCCATCTCTAACAAGTAGCCGGCCTCTTCGACGGCCTCTTCTATTGTGGCAAACTTCTCTTCTCTAAACGGCTCGTTAATGCTTGTAGTTTTATATAGTGTGTACATAGTAATCCTTTCAGGTTGTTAGTCATCATCAGTGCACGCCTCACGTGCAGACAGCCGGCCGGCTGTTTCGACTTGGTTATTTTGTGCACCCCTCACAATTGCAAGAAATAACATTTCCTTCTTTAACATACTTTCTTAAGTCAGCCAGTGAGTCAAACCCCCTAATATGATAAATATCAGAGTCATTAATACGAAAACCGGCCGGCGTATTTAAAATGTAATCTGTATTACCGAAATAATCGCTCGAAATGTCCACATCACGTTTAATGTTTAATTTGTATTTCATATTATTACCTTTCAGCATGAGTGTTGATATCCACACAGTCGTCCAACTCGTCGACCATGTCGGCACTGTATCGGTTACCGTCAATATAAAGGAAAACGTACTGCTCTTGGTCGCAGTCTTTTAACTGCTCGATTAGGTCTTTAACTTTCATATTAGTCTTTCCAATCGATGGTTATGTTGTTGGCGTTGCACAAGTCAATGACTATCTGCTCGTATACGTTAATGAACCTGTCACTAATTGAGCAGTCAAACAAGTCCGTGACGAACACTTGTTTGTCTGTTGTGTTGGCGTATTCTTTTAAGTCGTCTGTGGTTATCTTTAACATCATGTCCATGACGGTCTTATCTCTAAGTAATTGCTTTGGTAACATGGTAATCCTTTCAGGTTGTTAGTCATCATCAGTGAGCGCCTTACGCTCAGACAGCCTCGACGGCTGTTTCGACTTGTTTACTGGTAAATAATGTTCTCAGCATATGCGATTAACTGTGCGTCTTTATGGTCAAGTGTTTTAACCAATTGGTAATCGTCGTCGATGAAATCATATATTTCATACTTAAACTGCTTTGTCTTTGTGTTGTACTCTAAAACGTCTGTATCACCTACTTGCCACGTATATACATCGTCGCCTAGTTTCTCAGGCAGTAATGCAAGTGGAACTACTTTGTGTGAGTCAATTAATTTTAAGAATGTAAAGTTTGCCATGGTATATATCCTTTATGTTAGGGTTTCGCACTTACGTGCTCGTCAGTACTGGTACATAACCAGTAGACCCTTTAGGTCTTCTAGAGCGTTTCCATCCTCTAGGCTTGCCTCATGTTTACAGTGGTAGGTACTTTAACTCGCCACTTGCGGTGATTAGCACCGCCCCTCCAATAACTACTATTCTCCTCGCATTTTTGGCGTCTGTCATTGGGGTAAACCCTAGGTTATGCAAAATAATTGGACTTTATCACATCGTGAAATGATTACACATATGTTACACAATTCGCCCCAATTGTCATAAATATTTCACTTGACACGCTTGTTCTATAAGGCTCGCAGGCCTGCCTCTCAGAACGCTCTGTGTTGCGTTATCTTATCGGGTCTAGTGCAGACGCCTCAGACAAGAATTAAACGCCTTGTAGCCCCCTCTATTGGCGTTTAAATGCCATGTTGTGGGCGTGCAACAGTGGGATATCGTGGGTAATTGTGGAAGATGTTATTAGCCATGTTGGGGCGCCCACCGCACCGTGTCCGTCGCGCCCGCATGGCCTATCAGACCGTAATGATAATCATTCTCATCTAGGCTCGGTGCGCAGGGGGACAGAGTGGCCAGTAAGTCAGTAAGCGCACACTAACAGTGAGGGACAGAGTGGGCCCGTTTGCCACTAAGTCAGTGTGCACTAACATACAGTGAGGGACAGAGTGGGCGCCGAGGCTGATTGCGAATGAGAATCATTCTCATCTGCGCTTGGTGCTAGTTAAGTCTGTAGGGCGCCTAGACTATGTGTGTAAGTGCTCACTTAACGCACCGCCCCAGTGAGCGCTTACTTACATAGCGCACCGCCCCAGTGAGCGCTTACTTACATTGTGCCTATGTGTGTGAGTGCTCACTTCGGGGGGTGTTGTTTATAAACCACACACCCTTAACGGGTCCTGTCCGGCGGGCCGGGGCCGGGGGCCCCACAGATCAGTAGCTCGTATAATTTTCCAGTGTTTGTGCAAAAAAGTGACTTTTAAATTTTTTTTTTTGGGAAATTCTATAAGGTTTACTTAGGGTAAACCCTTAGTGACTTCTGTAAGTCCTTGATATTTGTCTGGGTTGTACCACTAGTACTACTCTTTTATTCTTTTTATTATTTTTAAAAAAATAAAATAAATATACTGGGGGTAAGGTCAAAAACGTCGTACAAGTGGTACTAGTGGTACAAATTGGAATACAACGGCGGAAAAACAACAAAGTGTGCATTAATGTAAGTATGAAATACGCATATCAGATACAAGGTGCACTGGAGGATCAAAACCAGGAAATCACAGGATTTCGGGTTATCTTGTGCACGGCGTATCATTTTTATAACGTGGACGCACCAGCAGAGTTGTTTGATAGAAGCACCTTACAGTACATTAAGTTTAGGCTGGCGGTAAATTCACACATGAACATGAAGAACCTGCCTGTGCCTATTCAAAATAAGATTAGAACGCCGTTAGGGCGTTTCCTTGACTTTTGGGTCTTAGAAAATACAGATGGCTATTTTAGCGAACGAAAAGATATTAACACTTGATTATTGGAAGACTGCGGATAAAGTAGTTGTGGGAGACTATGTGTTTGACAGGAAGGGCGACCTGGTTAAGGTCACCAGCATCCAGCACTTTGAGTCTAGGTGCTACACCATCCACCTGGACGATTTGATGTCTGTCAACGGTAACGGCGCGCTTAGTTTTTTATTGGAAACTCCCAAGTACAGGATCAGGTCGCTGGAGTACAAGGGCAAAAAAGAGTTTAGGCGGCCCCTACTAAAGCTGTCCGTGCTTGAGTTGCTTGAAAAACCACTGCGCTACAAGGGCAACAAGCTATTTTTTTCAATCCCAACCTGCGAACCGCTCAAGTTACCGCACCAAGACTTGCCAGTTCCGCCGTTTGTCTTTGGCTTTTGGTACTGGAACCGACTAAAGAATAACGTTTTTGCACTAAAAGACATAAACTTTAAAGAAACGACGCAAAAATTAAAAGATTTTGGCTACAAGGTTATTAAATTATCAAAAAGACACGACAGCGCACACATTTTTAGCCTGGAGCCAAGCGTCGAGTCGCAGCTATACCCATTTATACCCCCACAAATACCCAATAACTACCTTTTAGCCAGCCAGGAGCAACGAATTGAGCTCCTAAGTGGCATTATTAATGGCAGAATCAGGCAGTACCATAAAAAAATAGATCGTTTTAAGATTGGTTGTGCTAATTGGCTAAGAGTTAGGCAGCTACAGGCGCTGATTGAGTCAATTGGTTGCAAGACAACCATCCATTCACAAGAATACATCAAGTCTTACACCATTAGCTTTAAAAGTCGTTACAAATTATGTGAGCATCAAGAATCACCACCGATACGCATACACCAAACGCGTAGGTACATTACAAAGATTGAAGAGATTGGCACACATCAATGTGTACACATTGAAACCAACGGGCCGGATGGCTCATTTTTAGTAGGTGAAGGGTTTATCACATGTCGTTAACAGCAATACAAGAAAAAATTCTAGCAGAATTTGCAAACAAGTACAAAGACCTTCCTAAGTCTGAGGTAGAGGGTGCTATGTGGATGGTTAAGTACCAGCTATCAGCATTGCCACACCAAAAAGAGCCGGAAGATGGCGAGTACGACACTTTTTTAATGCTTGCTGGTCGAGGTGCCGGTAAGACGTGGACCGCGTCCAATTGGATTGGCGAGCGTGCGTGGAAGTTTGACAAGACCCGGTGGCTAGTCACCGCGCCAACAACAAACGACATACGCGCGACATGCTTTGAGGGCGACTCAGGGCTACTAAACATCCTGCCTCGATCGATTATCCGCGACTACAACAAGTCTTTACTGGAAATCACACTCATCAACGGCTCGCTGATTCAGGGCATACCTGGCTCGGAGCCAGAACGTTACCGCGGTAAGCAATACCATGGCGCGTGGTTTGACGAGCTGTGCGCCTTTGAGTACATCGACGACGCGTACGATCAGGCACAGTTTACGTTGCGTCTTACAGACCCGCGCATACCGCGCGTGCAACAGATTATCACCACAACCCCCAAGCCACTGGAATTAATAGTTGACTTAAACGAGGGCAAGGTTGGCGGCGACGTGTACGTGGCCAGCGCTAGCTCGTACGACAACCGCGCCAACTTGTCGGACACATTTTTCAAACAGCTCGAGTCTTACGACGGCACTAACCTAGGACGCCAAGAAATTTATGGGGAGATTCTTGACCCCGAAGAGGCGGGAATTATTAAACGTAAACAGTTTCGCATGTGGCCAGCCAATAAGCCAACACCCAATCTAGAGTACGTGATTGCCTCGTACGATCCAGCCACCAGTGAAAAAACAGTCAACGATCCGACGGCCTGCACGGTCTGGGGTGTGTTTGAACAAGAAGACGCCGGCACGGCCATCATTCTTTTAGACTCGTGGGATGCCCACTTGGCGTACCCAGAGCTTAGACGTAAAGTAATCAACGACTTTAAGGAGGTGGTGTACGGCGCGGACAACACGTTTGCCAAGGGCCGTAAGGCTGACTTACTGCTCATGGAGGACAAATCCGCCGGTATCTCACTCATTCAAGAGCTACAAGGCGCAGGCGTACCAGTGCGCGGCTACAACCCGGGACGTGCCGATAAGGTCCAGCGTATCAACATTGTCGCGCCAATTGTGGCCAAGGGCAAAGTGTTCATACCAGAAGAGCCAACACAAAAAGGCGAATTTGCCCACTGGTCCAAAAGATTTATTCGGCAAGTGTGCTCGTTTCCTGAGGCCAAAGGACATGACGACTACGTGGACTCACTATCACAAGCCTTGCGGGTGCTTAGAGACTCAGGCTGGATCCAGTTAGACCCACTGCCGGCTAGGGACTACTCTTACATTGACGACCAGCTAAACAGAAAATTTTCAAACCCTTACGCACAATAGGGCGGTAATTATCCGCTTTGTGCATTAATAGAAATAAGACCAACAGTAGGCTTAAAAAACAATGGCAAACCCAAACATACCGATTCAACAAGGTGGTAATTTACCAGCTTTGGATTTTAAAAAAGACGAAGAAGTTAAAAAAGAACAGCTTCAAGAAGAAGAGATATCTGAGCTTGAGCAAAAATTGGGTTTGGATGAAAGCGAAACAGAAGGCGAAATAATTGAATTAGAAGACGGTTCCGTGATTATTAACATGGAACAAACCAAGGGCCCTAAAGACAGCCCTAAGTTTTATGAAAATTTAGCCGAGTCATTAGATGATGCTACGTTGGACCAATTGGCCAATGACTACTTAGACTTTATCGACAATGACCAAGATGCCAGAAAAACAAGAGACAAGCAATATGAAGAGGGGCTACGCCGCACTGGTCTTGGTAAGGACGCTCCTGGCGGCGCTACTTTTGATGGTGCTTCTAAAGTTGTTCATCCAGTTATGGCGGAGTCATGCGTAGACTTTGCTGCAAGTTCTGCAAAAGAGTTACTTCCACCTGAAGGCATTGTTAAGGCCAACATTAAAGGCACGGATAACAAAGACAAGTTAGAAATAGCAGAACGTAAGGCTAATTTTTTAAATTGGCAGTTAACAGAACAAATTCCAGAGTACCGCGATGAGATGGAACAGCTACTCACACAGTTGCCATTGGGTGGTTCACAGTTTTTAAAATGGCGCTGGGATAGTGAACAAACTCGCCCAATGTGTGAGTGGATACCAATTGACAACATCCTATTACCTTACTCCTCTACCAATTTTTACACAGCACAGCGTGTAACAGAAGTACAAGACATTACAGAAGACATTTTTTTACAGCGCGTAGAGCAAAAAATCTACAGAGAAATTGATTCAACTTACTCATCCGACGCGCCGTTAAATGATCAAACACAGTCTGAAAAAGCAAACAATAAAATTGAAGGCAAAGACTTACCCGGTAAAAATATTGACGGTTTGCGTCGCATATACGAGATTACTTGCTTTATGCGCTTGGAAGACGATGACAAAACAGACGGCAAGCGCGCACCTTACATTTTAACAATCGACGAGACAACCGGTAAGGTATTGTCTTTGTATAGAAACTGGGCAGACGGCGATGAAAAACTTGAGAAATTGGACTGGTACGTTGAATTTAAGTTTATACCTTGGCGTGGCGCTTATGCTATTGGTTTACCTCACCTTATTGGTGGTCTTAGCGCCGCTCTTACTGGCGCACTTCGTGCTCTCCTTGACGCTGCACATATTAACAATAGCCAGACAATGCTTAAACTCAAGGGCGGACGCATTGGTGGACAGTCTGATCGGATCGAGCCGACGCAAGTAATAGAAATTGAAGGCGCTCCAGGTGTTGACGACGTGCGCAAGTTGGCGATGGCCTTGCCATTTAACCAGCCCTCTAGCGTCCTATTTAACCTTCTAGGATGGCTTACAGACGCGGCTAAGGGTGTGGTAACCACCGCAGAAGAAAAGATTGGCGAAGCAAATAATAACATGCCGGTGGGTACAACCCAGGCATTGATTGAGCAAGGTGCCAAAGTATTTTCTAGCATTCATGCACGATTGCACCGCAGCCAAGCCAAGTCATTAAAAATTATTTCGCGAATTAATAACTGGTACTTGTCTGAAATGGACAATCAGTCAGGCGAAGAAGTAGAAGTTCGTGACTTTGCCTACAATAGCGACGTACGCCCTGTTTCAGACCCTAACATTTTTTCTGAGACACAACGTCTTGCACAAAATCAAGCCTTGTTGCAAATGGCAACGTCTGCGCCTCCCGGAATGTTTGACTTACGCGCCGTTTACAGCCGTATTGTGCAACAACTAAAGATACCGGAAGCGGAACAAATACTACCAAACCCACAAGGCGCAAAAGAATCCAACCCAGCGTTAGAAAACGTTTCTATGACGATGGGCAGACCAGCTGCTGCCTACCCCGACCAAGATCACATGTCACACATACAGGTTCACCTGGAGTATGCAAAGAATCCGGTATACGGTGGCAGCCCGGTCATTGGACCATCATTTGCTCCGGTGTGTTTAGAACATATCAAGCAACACTTAATGTTGTTTTATCTGCAGTCTATGCGTAGTGTTGTTGCACAAGCCTCGGAAGGAAAAGACGTACTAAATCTACACGAAGAAAAAGCGTTAGATAAAGAGTCACAGCAAGCTATAGCGCTTTGCTCTAAGATTGTTGACCAAGACTCACAACAAGTCTTACAGCCGTACATGCAAGACATTATGGCTTTAGTACAAAAAGTACAGCAAATGCATCAGGCAAAACAACAAGAAGCTGCAGGAGCTGATCCAACAGCACAGGTTATTCTTAAAACTCAAATGGCAGAAACAGAACGTAAAGCTAAAGAGTTCCAAGCCAAAATGCAGTCAGATGTACAAAAAGCAACACAAGACTACCAGCTTAAGGTTGCTGAATTACAGCAAAAAGTGGCGGAATTGCAGGCTAAGTACTCAACACAAACCAGCATTGATAACCAGCGCAACGCAACAGACATTGCAATGGCTAACATTAACAACGCCGCGCGCGAGCGTGTGGCAATGATTACAGCCGGCGCTCAAATGGATCAGCAACAAATGCAGTTGGAACACGAACAAGACATGTCAGCTATGGAGGCAATTGCCGCAGCCAATCAAGACATTAGGCAGCATGGATTGTCAATTGAGCAGCAAAACTTCCAACAACAGGCCGAAATGGTAAAGCAGCAAGCACAACAAGATGCACAACACCAAGCACAAATTGGACTAGCTGATCAACAGCATCAGCAGCAATTAATGCAAAATGATCAACAACATCAGCAGCAAGTAGTGCAAAATGATCAACAGCACCAAAACACAATAGAACAACAAATGCAGCAACCGCAACCGCAATCACAACCGCAAGAAGGACAATAACATGGCAGAAAAAGAACTAGGCTACAAAAAAGCATACAAGATGACTGGCACTCCAGGTTACGCTGGTGGCCCCGACCAAAAAGTAGAAAACGGAGCGTCAGGCTCACACCGCGACAACAACTGGAAGGCCGGAGCTAAACAAGCTAAAATGGCTAAATCACCTAAAGTTGGACCAGATAAAAACCTTAATGAAATTGGTGGTGGCAATTTTTATTAATTGTAAGGGCGGATTTTTTAGCTCTTTTGTATTAATAGAATTATGAAAGACATTTTAAGTGAGATCCTGAAGAGGATTAAGAACACACAAAAAGACATGACAGAGGCGATAGCTTCTGGTGCAAACGTACATAGCTTTGACTCGTATCAAAGACTTGTCGGTAAGCGCGAGGGTTTGTCCGATGCCCTAGCGATTATTGAAGCAATTTTATCGGAAGATGACGAAGACCTGTAAAGGTTAAGGAGCACTGTAGAGTGATTGACGTAAAAGAAAAAGACGAGCCGGATTTACGCACGGAAGAGGAGTGTTTTCCTGTTGTAGATCATGGTATTGACGTGGCTGGTGACCGTGTTTTAGTCCAACTAAGACGTGAAAAAATAACCAGCAAGGGTGGGATCATCTTAGTTGATGAAACCAGACAGACGATTAAGTTTAACGAAACCGTAGCCAAAGTAATTCAAGTAGGCCCGTTAGCGTACCGTAACCTAGACGATCTAAGCAATTGGATTGAGGGACCGTGGTGTAAAGAGGGTGACTTAGTGCGTACAATTAAGTATGGTGGCGATCGTTGTGTAATTGATGCAGGAGATGGTGGTGCAGCCGTAGTGTTTATCACACTACAAGCACGAGAAATCATTTCACGTATTAAGAGCTTTGCTCACGCACAAAAAATGAAAGCGTTTGTTGATTAATTAACTTTTGGGAAAAAGTATGAGTGAAAATGAAAAAGATGTTCC